TTGATATTAGCGAAGACGGCTCCGTTAATTTAACGATCAATTATGTGGCAGCGATTGAGGGAAGGATGATGTCTCCCCGCGCAGATCTTTTATATGTAGAAAACCTCGACGATCTCAACGAACTTCTGAGAGCCAGAAGACGACGCGATGCAGCCCGTGATTTAAAGAATGATGTAAGAACAGAAGAATCTAGTAATTTCGTCGAACGCGCTCTTGGTTTCAAGTCCAATAAGCAAGTAGCCGAAGAAATATTCAAAGAGGCTGAAGCCAAAGTTGCCGCGCTCAAAAGAGCCCCGCGTTTAGAAAGTTATAGTCGTCTTTTACGCTCGATTGAGAATCCTCAAAATCGTCGCATTTTATATTTCAGCCTCACCAAAAAACAGAAGGAGGATTATTTGAAGATAAATATTGAGAAATTTGAGGATATAAAAGATCAAACCCGAAAGCTGACCAAGCTTCAAGCACATCGCCGAACGCGTCTAAAAAAAATCCTGGAACAGGGTGGCTTTGATTTATCTGCGGCAAACGAAAACGAATCACACAACACTTTATCTCGCTTGAATCGTCTTATTATATCGGCTGGTGAAAACCAAAAAAAGATAAAAGAACTCATCGCCGAAGCCATCAAAGAAGCCAAGAAAAATGAAAAAAGCTTAAAGCCTCGCAACCGCCTTAACTTTTTCTTTTTGGGAGATCTTATTAACTCTGCAATTGATATTATACAGACCGAAGACAGCGGCGAAAAGTTTGATGCTCATAATCAGTTTCGTTTTATGTTGGGCACCATAGATATGGTTAATCCCACAGATCCAACCGGAGCCTTGGAAGCAGTTCCATTGAGCGATATTCCGATCTCTCTTAATACTTTTAATATTTGGTTTCAAAAAAATATAATTTCAAAAGAACTTAATAAAATGCCATTTCAAACATTTATACGACGAATATGTTCTGAGCTGGTTGTGGGAGCCCTAAACCCCTCAAGCTATGGTTCCCTCGGCAAAGCCACCCACACGCAAATGAGTATGGGTAATTTTTCCTTGGGCAAAAAAGTGGGAAAAGTTCTAGTAGGGAGAAAACGAATCAAAGACGCCAGTCTCGCCATTCGAAATTCCACACAGTCAAAGGGTTCAAAAGATCTTCAACAATATATGTTTTTATATATTGGGGGGGCTGTTGGAAATTCTCTGAAAGGTGATGCGACGAAAGATAAAACACAAGGTATTTTCCATTTATATAGTGGGAGCGATAAAGGAATTATGAAAAAGCTTTCGTTTACACGAACGGATCTTCCATTTGCGCGTGAATCCCGAATAGCTAATGCAAAAGACTCTTCCATGGGAAATTTTTTGTTTAGTGATGTTTATAAATGTTCTATTACTATGATCGGTAATCCAGTATTTAAGCCGGGTATGCTAATCTTTGTTGACCCCGCATCCATGGGTCTTGGCAACGCGGCTAAAACAAACTCGAAGTCTTTTAGAATTGGTATTGGTGGTTATTATTTAGTCACGAAGGTTGAGAGTGCGATTGAGGATGGGAGATTCGAAACAACTTTGACTGCGGAATCCACAGCCCCCATTCCTTCGTTGGAAAAAATCAAAAGAACACAAAGAGTCCCCGGCAATTCAACATCACCTCCAATTATCTTCAATGGAGTTGCGGAGGAGGAATATATGGAACCCGATCCCGCCGCAGGTCGAGTCCCCACTTCCGGTGCTTCAAGGTTTCGGTAAAGAGGAGTAAGGCAATAACGATGGCTAAAAAGAAGAACAAAGAAATACCTCTAGTGGATGCTTATTTGACTTCCGAGGTTTTATCTAACCTAAAACCAAAACCCGGCGAAGAAATTAAACCCGTAGCCACAAATTCAATGCCTTCTGAAGAACTCTTTATTGAGCGCAAAGAATATAAAGAACTCGCGTATCCCTATAGCAACGATGAAGTGCCTACGCCCATTGATATTTGGTATAACCGTGGGCTTTATGGAAAAATAGATACAGATTATAATCCAGTCTTTGTAGACGAAAAATATCTAAAGAGACTCCCGAGCGAAACCGGAGACACCTTTGCATTAAATTTTGTTGTGGATGCCTTTACGGATCTACAAAATTACATGCGTATCGCCGCAAACGAAGGAAAAATATTTACTGAAGATACAAAGTTCCTAGCCATGGAACCCAAAAGAGGATGGACTTCAGTTCAAAATCGCTATTATGAACACATAACAGTTATGTATGAAGGCTTCGCCGCAACCTTTCTAGACCAAGGAAAAAATAAAAGGGAGCTTACCGATTTTAAGGATTTTATGAAACTGTTTCAGACCTACCTTAAGACCGTGCAGCCCGATTTTCCATTCACCAGAACAGGATATATCACTTCTAAATATTGCCCCATTACAACTACCGGAATTGTTATTGAATTGGAGCTAGCAAGTCATGGCGACGATCAAGTAAAATATGATGATTATATTGGGGATGTAAATTTCGTTTTCTTTACCCGCACTGCTCGTCTATTTGGTTTTTGGGTAGATAAAAATGCACCCTGGCGATTAATCGCGGATTTGAAATCAGAGGTGATGCAAAAATATATGAGTCGTTATCCAGAAGCACCAGTTGAACCACCATTGAGCGGCTCACAACCACAGCTACCACTTCCTTGTGCTCCCGAGTGGTTTGGTGATTTGAAAAATCAAAAGGTGGAATTCAAAAAGCCCGGTAGAGAAGATGGGATTGGATACATCGCGGAGTTATTAGATTGTAACGATCCACTTCGCTCTAGGTTTAAGATTCAAGAAGTTGTAGATGAGATTGAAATTGAATTGATACAATCGACGGATGTCATTGTACCCAAGATCCAATATGCTGATGGGCACAATTCCTCGGTCGATTCTAAGAGAACAGCAGCTCAAATTATAAATATTGCTGCGCCTCATATGTCAGGTGTTGGCACAGCGGGTCGGGGACAGCCAGAGGCTTCCGCATATGGTCGCTCTTATCTTAGTCGATATAGGTGGCTTACTGCCCCCCTTCCTGAAGTGCGTAATGGTCAAACATTGCGGGAAACGGTTGAGAAATATTATGTAGAAAGTTCTACTTATTTTACCCGTCAATCCGGCTTGGGCGCGTTTAAGCCACAGCCTATTTTATTGGATGCGAGCGATAGCAAAATTAATTATCTCAACGAGAATATTACAAAATATAACTGGAAAGTTTTAGAGGATTCTGATTTTCCGAATCAACAAACTCAATTTTTTCTTACCCCCGACACCAGCGGTGGTCCACTTAGTTCAACAGATGGAATTACTACGCCTACACCTCAAATTTATTTTATTCCAGTTCGGGAAGGCTCTCATACAATTCAATTGACGCTTACCGACAACAATGGTGATTTACGAGATGAAGAAGCCATTGTCACCCTTAACCTCTGTACGCTAGATTGGCAAAAAACTGCCGACGATTTTATATTGACTCCTGGCATTGATGCAGCGGAAGCTTTTGGTCCCGATTGGATCTATAGTAAACTAAAAGATGAGATTGCTCAAGTGTGGGCTGAGTGGAATCAAAAATCCAACGAAGAGTGGTTTAAATGGCTATCTTCTGTGCGAAACGAAAAACTCGAAAATATTATGGGCGGCACCCCCGCCGAAAGACAATGGCTTCCTTACTCGCTCGCCGCAAGCACGGCTCCCACAGGTCCAATCTTTCCCTTTCCATATAAGCGGCAAAGCGCGGCGGCTATCGAAAGTTTCAGAGCCGGAAACTGGTCGTCCCCAGAAATAGAACCCAGCATCGGTGGCCCAAACGACCCTTTGTGCCAAGGCGCTTTACTCGGCGACGATCAACTCCCACAGACTGGAGAATTAGAATTTTTACGAACTCGTTTAGGGTGGGATATTGTAGGGAAGTATAAATTATTGACGGCATGGATACAATATCTCATGTTTGAACCTAGTGGGGCTTTCGTAGAGACAGTCCCACGACTCCTGTATCCAGTCTTGGCCACCCATAATACTTGGAAGCGATTGTTAATCCGCGCTGAAATCGGGCCGGATATATACTTAACTTCCACCGGCTTCAACGCCGTCGGCCTTGGGACAGCAAACTGTCTCCATCAATTTGTTTATAACCAGTGGCAAGCAAGAAATTTATCAGCACCAGCCGCGTTTGGTCAGTCGGCAAATCATCGATACGATTTTCATCCACCACCACTTTATGGGAATTGTGCAACAAAAATTGAGCGATACAATTTGCTGTCACCTACAGGTGCCTCGGGAGGATTCCCCATAAAAGACTATATTTTCCGTGGCCCCAGCGCCAGCGGTGCTGCCCGTCAAGGATATCAGTCCTATAAGGTTCCTACAGCAGTAAACTTAACGAGCCTACTTCCCCGTGAAAAAGGCTTGAACGATAATCAAATGGGAAATATGTTTGGCGGCGCATTGGCAGATTTATTTGAAATTATCCTTGTGGTAAGTCGTCAACTCTTAGGTGGTGCGCCTGTGCGGGAACTCACCGGAAACGTAAACCCACCAAATTTTCCCGGTGTGCCCCCCATCAGCCCAGAGCCCCTCCTAGAACATTTCACTTTTACCGAGTGGTTTACGGGATTCGCCCGCGAGCCCTTTAGCGGAATGGGTGTTGTCCCTTTTGCACCATTTTGGCAAAGACTCCCATCCGGCCCCGGCATCGGGAGTGTCGATGAGAATTATCGTAGTGATTTTGTTATAAAGAAAATAGATTTTACAGGAGCCCTGACTCGAATTTTAAACGGTCGTCAGTGGAACGAATCACACATCCCAGGCACACTCGCCACGCCTTATGAACTTTGGCGTACTAGGGTCTATCACATTCCGGCATCGTATGCTCGTCCTTTGTTTGTGGATGATCCACGATTTCGAGATGCCATTATCCCTAGCCAGATAATGCCTGGTGCCCCATCTCCTACGGTCGTCACTTCAGAATTAGATGAGGTTGTTCGCTATTTGACATCGCTAGATCCTAGTGACAACAAACCAGGAGTGCCCACTTATGATAACATGTTAACTTTTGTAATAGCGGTTGCTTCAGGAGAGAATTGCGGCAAGATTCTTCTCCCCGATGCTATTCCAAGCGCAGATCCTCCACCCATAACAATTAGCTTAGACACATTCGAAACACTTCCTTTTGATTATGGTGGGAGTTTCCCAGACGAGCCCCCCCGCGAAAAAGATTGGGTATTATCTTTTGGAGATGTCGAGGAATATTCTAATAAGCGAGAACAATATACTCAAGCCATAATCGACCACCCACGTCTGCTAAGGGAATGGGAGTTACGAAAACTCGCATATGATAATTGGGTTATTGCTTACGCTGATTGGCTCACCCTTCCGCGCTTAAGTTTTGATAATTTGTATTTGCATAATCCACCCGTTCTTCGATCTCCTGGTGAATATGTCCGATCTTTTGAAACCGACATTGATTTGTTACAAACTTATACATTGAATTTTTATAACTCTTATGTGGCGAAGCACCCCTTCATTGTCACTAGCCAATTTAATAAATGTGGAGACGGAACATTACAGAAGATAGAGACTCGCGAATTGTTGAGTGGCGTAGAACTTATGCGAACATATGACGATTTGTTTTGGCTTAAGTTTTATTTTGCTATACGCATTTCTGAATCAGATCGAATCTTATCCTTTAGTGAAGAGGATGCGATGATAAAACAGATAGAAAATCTCTATTCCAATTCATTGGCATCAAGTGATTCCAATAAATTTACGAAAGCACTACAGAGGATTGCATTTGAGACTAACGGGGTCTTCGAGGACAAATCAGGATTGACGGTTCAAAACAAAGATGATAAAATAATAAATAAATTCAAAAATATAACTGAACAAAAAACCTTGACCTTGCGTGATGTCTATGATATTGTTCTACCTGATGGATCTTTCCAACCATAAATCAGATACCTCTTTGTTCGAAATCGTAGATCAAAAACAACACTGTAAGAGCATTTATTGCGATAATCACATTGTAGAAGATCCAGATTACGGGTGCCTCTCCAAGACTTGGGCATATCACTCAACCCTAAAGGGTTATGATATCAAGTATGCGTCCTTGTATGCCAAGACGAGAACCCTTGACGAGTGTTGCCCCGATGAATTAAAGGGAGAGTGGATGACCATTAAGAAAAAATACTCGGCTTATATTAAGTCTTTCCAGACTGGCTTTTGTGAACTGGATGAGGAGTGTTTTTATAATTTAGTTCCACACAGTTTTGTAATTGAATATTTTAATCTCAAGAGTCAAATAACAGATCATGTCTTGTCTACCATCCCAGAACCAGAAGACTATAGTTTTTTAGTTGAGTTGTCGGAATTATTAACTGATATCCGAGATCATAAATTATTAATTGAGCCCAAGGAAATTGCTAACAAACTTCACGAAACTAAAACTCGAAGTTTCTTTTCCAAGCTACATGCGGTAAGACCATTTATCGACTATAATATGTTTGGGACTATTACTGGTCGCTTGACCACACACAAAAATTCTTTTCCTCTGCTTACAATGAGCAAAGATTACCGGCGAGTGGTTAGGCCAACGAATACTTGGTTTATCGAATTGGATTTCAATGCGGCGGAGTTGCGTTGCCTTCTCTCCCTTAACGATCAAGAACAACCACAACAGGACATACATGATTGGCATGGATCAATTTTTAATAGGTTATCGGATCACAAGTTGAGCCGTGATGATATTAAACGCAAAATCTTTGGATGGCTCTATGGTCCTTTGGGGGCATCACTTGGTATTCCCCAAGTAGAAAAACACTATGACAAAAGAAAAGTATTAAATAAATATTGGGACGGAAGTGTCGTCACTAATCCGTTTGGTCGAAAGATTATAGCTGATGAGTTTCATGCTCTCAATGCAATTATACAAAGCACCACTTCCGATACATTTTTGCGTAGAGCAATAGCAGTAAATAAATTATTAGAAAATAAAAAGTCCTTTACAATGGGGCTCATTCACGATAGTATGGTAATAGACTTTCATCGGGAAGAGAAAGATCTTATCGATGAAATAATTAAAGAATTCGGCGATACGGATTTGGGAAAATTCAAAGTGAACACCAGCCTTGGAACACACTTTGGAAACTTAAAGAGGTTTAGATGACAATTAAAAAATATAACAAACTTGTAAGAGACAAGATCCCACAGATTATTAGTGAACAGGGAAAGAGGTGCAAGGTCTATGTAGCGGTCAATGACGACTACCAACAAAGACTTAGGGATAAACTTACAGAAGAAGTTCAAGAATTTCTTGAGGAACCATGCGTGGAAGAGCTGGCTGACATTCAGGAAGTTCTTTTATCAATTGCTGAAATAAACAAATGGGATCTCGAAGGAGCGCGAGTTACCAAGAACCTCACACGCGGAGGCTTTTGGAATCGTTATGTTCTCCAAGAGGTTTCAGGATGAGAAAGAAATATAAATTAGTTTATATAGAAGATGGTGAAGAGGTTACATTAGTGAGCACAGATCCAGAAGCGATAATGATTGTCCTCAACGAGAAGGTTTCCAAGTATATTGGTCGTTATCGCAATAGCCCCACATTTGAATTGGTTTCGTATGGCGAGACTAAAGAGAAATAAATGGATACAGTAATCGGACTAGGAAAAGCAGGTTGCGCCATTGTAGATAACTTTGCTCAATATTCTCAATATAAGGCATATAAAATAGACGTTGGTTTAACGCCTAGTGCGAATACGTTTGGTTTGAAAGAGGCTCAAAACATTGAAGATTATGAAGAGAATTGTCCTGATGCGTCTAAATTTTTTGAAGGAGTGAGTGGAGATATTCTATTTGTCGTTGGTGGCGGTGGGAAAGTCTCGCTTGCATCACTATCGCTCTTAGAATCTCTTCGGCACTGTAACATCAATGTGCTATACATAAAGCCAGAAGAAGATTTTTTAGGAGCCCAGGGAAAATTAATTAATAATTTGGTTTTTAATGTCTTGCAAGAGTATGCTCGGTCTGGTGTTTTTGAGCGACTTTATCTTGTGGACAATGTTTTAGTAGAGAAGGCAATCCCTCCTACGTCGTTGAAGAATCATTATATTAATCTCAATGAAGCCATTGTGTCTTCGCTGCACATGATTAATGTATTCAATCATATTACCCCCGTGACTGACACATTTTCTTCTTTACCTATTGGAACCCGCATTTCTACTATTGGATTTGTAGATCCAAAAAAAAATGTAGATAAGATGTTTTTTTCTCTTGACAACGTGAGTGATCGGGTATACTATTATGCTTATAACAAGATGAAACTGGAAACAGAAAACAATTTGTTCGGAGAGATAAAAAACTCTCTTAAGAGAAAAATGGAAGCCGACGTTCGGGTTTCATACGGAATCTTTGAAACTGATTATGATGAAGATTACATTTATTGTGTCGCTCATACTTCAGCCATTCAAGGGCAAACAAAAATTGGGGGGTCGGAAGATTTGCCGACCTCACCTTAAGGAGATAAAATAAAATGGCATTAGATTTAGCAAAGATGCGAGCGAAACTACAGGATTCTGAATCGGGTGGGAAGAAAAGTGATAATGCTTTTTGGCGACCAACCGAGGGGGATCAGGAGATTCGACTTGTACCAACTGAGGATGGAGATCCGTTCAAGGTTTTCCACTTTCATTATAATTTAGGTGACGACGTTCGCGGCGGCGTATTGTGTCCCAAACGGCAGTTTGGTGATGCTTGTCCGGTTTGTGAATTCGCTTCACAACTATGGAAAGAGGGAACTGATGAGAGCAAGAAAATGGCAAAGAGCCTTTTTGTTCGTCAACGATTTTTCACACCTGTAATTGTGCGGGGTGAAGAAGAAGCGGGTGTTCGCATCTGGGGTTATGGCAAGACAATTTACGAAGCGTTGCTTGGTTATGTCTTGAATCCTGATTACGGTGACATCACCGAGGTACAGTCGGGAGTTGATTTTACTTTGACTTATACGCTTCCCAAAACAAAGGGTGCGTTTCCTGTAACTAATCTTGTGCCAAAGCGCAAGTCATCGGCACTTGCCCCTAAAGGTGAAATCAAAGCTCTTTTGGATTCAATTCCTGATGTGGATGCTTTGTTTACTAAAAAAAGCACCAGTGAGGTTCAGGCTATTTTGGAATCGTATCTTGATCCTTCGGGCGCGACGATGGAAGCTGTTAGCGCCACCGAACCTTCCGGTGTGGATGATGCCATTCGGGAATTATCAGCGTAGTTAAAAAAACCTAAGTGGTTTTGAAAGCCCCGTGACTTTTTTGTTTATTGGTTTGTTCATCGGTGTCACGGGGCTTTCTTTTTTGTAGGATAGGGTATGAATATGAGCAACGGAAATTTATCATCAAAAGATATTTTAAAACTAATAAATAAAAAAGCGGGAAGAACAATCGCCTTTACTGGGGATCAAGAAAATCCCGCTGACGTAAGGGATTGGATCTCCACAGGCTCACGATGGCTCGACTCCATTACATGCCGTGGCCAACTCGCAGGTATTCCAGTTGGTCGCTGCACCGAGATTGCTGGCTTAGAAAGTTCCGGTAAGTCTTATATGGCTGGACAAATCGCGAGGGAAGCGCAGAAGAAAGATATTAAAGTTCTTTACTTTGATTCTGAATCTACAATGAGTAAAGAGTTCTTAGAGAAACTTGGTTGTACTGTAGATGGCGAGGATGGTGTTATCATCATTCAGCCTGATGATATTGAACAGGTATTGGAATCAATGGAAACTGTTATGTCTAGTGACCCCGACACTCGTTTCTTGTTTATTATTGACTCACTCGCGATGACACCATGTCGTGCGGATCTGGAAAAAGACTTCAATCCCCAATCTTCTATGGCACAAATGCCTCGCGTTCTATCTTTGGGTATGAAGAAGTTGGTGGTGTCCTTGTCAAGAACACAATCAACCTTGTTGGTGTTGAACCAACTTAAAACAAATATCAACGTCACTAACCCAATGATGATGCTTTCACAACCTTGGTTTACTCCTGGTGGGAAGGCGATGATTTATGCCTACTCATTGAGAATATGGCTCACGGGTCTAAAAGGAAAGAAGACTTTTGTAGAAGATGAAGCCGGGTTCAGAATCGGGAGCGAAGTGAAAGCCAAGCTAGAGAAATCTAAGTTTGGAACACAGGGTCGTATTTGTAATTTTAAAATTCTATGGGGAGGAGAGGTGGCTGGTATCCTCAATGATGAATCCTTATTGACTGCGATCAAATCTTCGGACAAGCTAAAGAATAGTGGAGCGTGGTTTACGCTTGATGGATACGATAAGAAGTTCCAAAGTGCAACCTTCCCTAAGCTAATGCAGACCGACGAAAAGTTTGCCAAAATTGTTTATAAGATTATGGATGAAGAAGTTATTCGTAAATTTGAAACCAAGACTGGCAACTCAGAAGACTTTTATGGCGATGATGAAGTGAAAGTAAGTGCCGAATAAAATCTTAATCATAGACGCAATGAACGCTTTCATTCGCAATTATGTCACAAACCCAAGCATCAGTGCGAGTGGTTCTCCCATAGGTGGAACGAAAGGTTTCTTGATGTCTTTACAGAAGACAGCACGAGATATAAATCCAGATAAAATAATTGTTGTTTGGGATGGTGGAGGTGGTAGTGTAAAGCGCAGAACCTTGGCGAAGCAATACAAAGAAGGACGCAAGCCACTCAATTTAAACCGAGCCTATAGCGGCATGGACGCTCTAGAAGAAACACAAAATCGTTATGATCAAATGAAACGCACCATTGAGTATCTTAACAAGATGCCCGTTGTACAGTTGATGGTAGAAGATATTGAGGCGGACGATGTTATAGGATACATTTGTCATATGCCGTCGCTCAAAGAAGACATAAAGATTATTGTGTCGATGGATAAAGATTTCTATCAACTGTGCGACGACAAGACGGTGATCTATAAGCCCATCAAGGACATCTTCTTGAATAAGAATCGAATCCTTGATGAATTTGATATTCATCCTAATAATTTCGCCCTGGCCCGAGCCATTGATGGAGATAAATCCGATAACCTCCCAGGCATTAAAGGCGCTGGCATGAAAACGATTGCCAAAAAATTAAGTTTCTTGCGGGAAGAAAAATCTTATACTACCGACGAGGTGTTTAGATATTGCCGAAGTGATGAGACTGGGCTCAAGTTATATAAAGATATTTTAAAGGAGAAGAAAAAGGTCGAACTAAATTATAAATTAATGCAACTTTATTCTCCCTCGATTTCTGTTAAAAATTCTATACACATAAAAGATACAGTGGAGCAGTTTGCTCCTACCCTTAATAGAACCGAAGTATTAAAAATGATGGTGACTGACGGCATACATGAATACAACTGGGACTCATTATTTCAGAAATTTAGATCGTTTCTTGCCGTCCATCGAGACTATTTACTCCGTGGTACTTAATAAGACTTGACACCTTTGAACCACTCTTATACGCTTACAGAATATTCAGGAATCGAGACTTACAATGACCTTAAAAACCGACACCCCCTCATTTTCAAAATATGGCAAATCCTTTCAGGAAAAACTAGCCTTTCTTATATTAGATGATCGCGTCTTTGCTGATCGGATGGTAGAAGTGTTGGATGTTGAGTTTTTAGAATTCAAACATCTGCAAGTTTTTGTTCAAAAAATATTCAATTACAAAACAAAATACGGGACACAGCCATCGACTGAAATAATGAAGACGATTGTTAGATCTCAAATCGAAGACGAAAATGAAATACTTCAGAAACAAATAAGAGAATATTTTGCTCACGTCTTATCTGATATTACAATATTACAGTCAGCCGAATTTGTAAAAGACACCGCTTTGGAATTCTGCCGTAAGCAGAAGTTACGAGAGGCGATGATAAAATCATCTACACTCCTCCAAAAATGTTCTTTTGATGAGATTTCTGTACTCATAAATGATGCGTTGAAGGCTGGTGCCAATACAGATTTTGGTTATGATTATATCAAAGATTTTGAAAAAAGATTTGAACTTAGTACCCGCGAAACAATCACCACGGGATGGGAAAAAGTAGATCAGCTCACCGGGGGTGGTGGTGGTCGAAAAGAATTAGGTGTTGTAATCGCCCCCACTGGCGTAGGGAAGTCAATGGTGCTAGTTCATCTTGGCGCAACTGCCTTGAAAGCCGGAATGACCGTTGTTCATTACACGCTTGAGTTAGGTGATACTGTCATTGCTAGTCGTTACGATTCTTGTATCACAGGAATTCGTTTGAATGAAGTCAAGGATCGTAAAGCGGACATAAAGAAAACCTTAGATGGTCTAGATGGAAACCTGATCATAAAAGAATATCCTACAAAAACAGCTACCACTAATACCATTCGGGCTCATCTGGAAAAGCTCAAACAACAAGGCATGAATCCTGATATGATTATTGTTGATTACGCGGATCTGTTACGCACATTGTCTGTGCGTAAAGAAAAGAGAGAAGAATTAGAATCGATCTATGAAGACCTCCGCGCAATTATGCAAGAAAATAATTGTGTTGGATGGACAGCTTCTCAAACTAACCGAACAGGGCTCAATCAAGAAATTATCACCATGCAAGCAATCTCCGAGGCATTCAATAAATGCTTTATCGCGGACTTTATCTTCTCTGTTTCAAGAACATCAGAAGATAAACAAACAAATGGTGGAAGAATTTATATTGCCAAGAATAGAAACGGCCCGGACGGCGTGGTGTTCTCTATCTTTATGGACCCGGCAAACGTTGATATTAAGGTGTTAGGGAAATATGAAAACGATGCGGCATCATCACCAGCACTCTCAAACGAAGAACAGGTTAAATTTATGTTAGACAAATACAAAAAACTAATAAAGGGGATGAATTAGAAATGGACATTTCAAGCAAGATCTTATCAGACATAACTGTCTTTATGAAGTACGCGAAACATATTGAGGAAAAAAATCGTAGAGAAAACTGGAATGAGCTTGTTGGAAGAAATAAAGAAATGCATCAGAAAAAATATAAGATGCTTAATGGAGAGATAGATGCGGCATATAAATATGTGGAAGACAGGAAGGTTCTTCCCTCTATGCGTTCAATGCAGTTCGCGGGGAAGTCAATTGAAATTAGCCCTAACCGTATTTATAACTGTGGGTATTTGCCTGTCGATGATTGGCGAGCTTTTAGTGAAATTCTTTTTTTGCTTTTAGGTGGAACTGGTGTTGGCTTTTCAGTACAAAAACATCATGTAGAAAAGTTACCTGAGATTCGCAAGCCCCGAGCAGATCGTAAGCGCCGTTTTTTAGTTGGTGATTCTATTGAGGGATGGGCTGATGCTGTTAAGGTATTGATGCGCTCTTATTTTGAGGGAACTTCCACAATAGATTTTGATTTTAGTGATATTAGATCGAAGGGGGCAAGGCTTGTAACCTCTGGTGGAAAAGCTCCTGGTCCCGAACCACTAAAGACTTGTATTCGTCAAATCAAGGCTATCCTAAACGAAAAAACCGACGGTGATCAACTGGAGCCAATCGAGGTTCACGATATTGTTTGTCATATTGCAGACGCAGTTTTGGCAGGGGGTATAAGACGCGCTGCTCTTATTAGTTTGTTTTCGGCGGACGATAAAGAAATGATTTCTTGTAAGTCTGGTAGTTGGTGGGAAACAAATCCCCAACGGGCTAGAGCGAACAACAGTGCCTCTCTCGTAAGGCATCGCATACGCAAGAAATTTTTTAAAGAACTCTGGCAACGCATACAACTTTCTAATTCAGGAGAACCAGGAATTTATTTTACCAATGATAAGGATTGGGGAACTAACCCGTGTTGCGAAATTGCCTTACGACCCTTTCAGTTCTGTAATCTTTGTGAAGTAAATGTTTCAGATGTAACAAGTCAAGAAGATTTAAATGAGCGAGTGCGAGCAGCATCTTTCTTGGGAACACTCCAGGCTGGATATACACAGTTTCATTATTTGAGATCTGTTTGGCAACGCACCACCGAGCGAGAAGCATTAGTTGGAGTGAGCATGACTGGTGTAGGCTCTGGTAAAGTACAGCAATTTGATCTTGAAGAAGCTGCACAAATCGCAGTAGAGGAAAACAAAAAGGTTGCCGATTTGATTGGTATTCGCTCCGCAGCAAGAGTGACTACCATTAAGCCAGCAGGCACGTCTTCTATTGTTCTTGGTTGTTCTAGTGGAATACACGCATGGCATAGTGATTATTATATTCGTCGATTGCGTGTAGGAAAGAACGAAGATATTTATCACTACTTGTCAGCAAACCATCCAGAGTTAGTAGAGGATGAGTATTTCAGACCACACGATACGGCTGTTATTTCAGTTCCTCAAAGAGCCCCCGAAGGTGCAATCTTGCGTGATGAAACTGCCCTCGAACTTTTGCAACGAGTGAAAGGATTTTCCGAGAAATGGATTCGTCCGGGTCACAATTCTGGAAACAATACCCACAACATTAGTGCGACAGTTTCTATCAAAGAACATGAATGGGACGAAGTAGGCGAATGGATGTGGAAGAATCGTGAATTTTATAATGGACTTTCTGTTCTTCCGTTTAGCGGCGGAAATTATGTCCAGGCACCATTTGAAGATTGTGATGAGGCGATATACAATAGTATGCTCGGCTCACTAAAGGAGATTGACTTAACAAAGATTATAGAAGTGGACGACAATACTAATTTGTCGGGGGAAGTGGCATGTGCTGGCGGCGCATGTGAAGTTAAATTCATCTAAACAAAAAAGGAAATAAAATGGCAACAATAACGATTACAGAAGAAAAGAAAAAACGTGTAACGGATCTCATTAGGTCTTATCGCGCCCTCGACGGAGCAATCCAACCCTTTCAAGATCAGCGTAAGGAACTACGCACCGAATATATTGAAAACCAGTGGCTCACTAATAATGAGATTTCATTAGTCAAAAAAGCTTTTAACGCTGTGAAGACAAAGGTAGATTTAGACGACTTGGGAACTTTTATGGAAATCGTAAAGAAGGAAATGCCAGGTGTGTAGATTCAAGCCGTTTAATAAACACCTGCTTATCCAAAAAATACCGCAGGCGAAAAAACCAGATTTGAGCCCTGTTCTGATTCCTGACGGCGCGAGCGTTGGCGAGACGGAAAGATATGGTTTAGTTAAGTTTATTTGCGCGGCTAAAGATTGCGATTTGTTCTTAAGAGATCTTAATCCCGATCAACCCACTTGGGCAACGCAAAGAGGAACGATGGATGATGTATTTACCACCTCTGCAAAGAATGGTGGAAATGCCTCGCTGGTGGTAAATATGTCTATGATCGAAGAAATAAAAATTGGGGATAGCACATTTAACATAATTCACCAAAATTATGTTGTTGGTGTGATTGACGAATAAGGAAAAAGTATGAAAAAAATATCTTTAACAGATTTAAAAAAAATGATTCTAGAGGCTACCGACGCATTTTCGGATCACGGTTCTTTAATGATAGATAAGCCAACAAAACAGAAACTTAACGAAACTGCTTTATCACGGGTAAAGGATAAGATTGAAAATAAAAATATTCCATTTACCATGCTTACGGCGTTTCGGCGGGTGGATAAAGAACTTCCACCCGCCGAGCAAGATGCACAAAGAGCAGAAAACAACAAAAATCAAGAACAACTAAAAGTCCGTCTTAAGGCGTCTGGATTTCCTTGGGTGGACATGCGCCGAAGCGGATATAAGGAAGGCGGCCCCGAAGGGGATGTTATGGAAGAATATTCTGTTTTAGTCTATGAGGAACCCAGGGGTGATGTACCCCCAAGCGGAAAAAGCCTTTTTGACACAGCGCGAACGCTTGCCGCAGATTATGAACAAGATTCATTTCTTTATGGAGGTCCAGATCTAGACAATCCAGAAGAATATTCTATTCGCCTTTATACTGATAGTGGCGAACCTATCAAAGACGTTTGGGCTGGTGGCGACAAAGGATATACAGAACTGGGTGTTGTTGAAGATGCTGAAGCAGAATATTGGTCGATGATCGATAACAAGAAAACTCAATTTAAAGAAATGCACGACAAGTGGAGTGCTTTCAAGCCTAAGTCTAAATTAGAAGCTATGAAAAAGCAACACTATCTTAAATTAGCTGAAAGTAAGATTCGAGGTTAATGTGGAAAATAAAGATATTCTTACAAAAGCAATTGAAAAACAATCACGTCTTTTGATGGACATTGAGGTCATTGATGCCTGTGATATTATAATGGAAGATGATGGTTTTAGTGCTGTTCCTGATGATATTGTAGGAAAACGTAGATTGGACATTGGAATGAAAAATCGTCCTCGTCGCTGGTATGGTTTATTATCCAAATTCAACCAAGAGGAAAAACAAAAAATAGGCTCTCAAGAAGTTCAACCATGGGGCAAGTATGAAATTCTATTAAATGATTCGACTTGCAAAGTTAAGAAAATTACTGTAACCCCCAAAGGTAGGTTGTGTTACCAGTCCCATGAGAAAAGAGCAGAAGTGTGGGTAGTTATCTCAGGTCATGGCAAGCTAACTTGCGATGGAAAGACTGACGATATCGCGCCTGCTGCCATAGTGATGATCCCATATGGTATGAAGCATCGTATTGAAAACACGAACGAAGCAGAAGATTTAGTTTTCATTGAAACCCAAATTGGAACATACTTTGGCGAAGACGATATTACGAGATACGAGGATGATTATGGTCGAGAGTAGTAAAGAACAAGAAATGATGGAAATGTTTGAGAATAGTTTCATACAGATAACTACAGATTATTTAGATGCAAGTGCAAAGTTGGCTGAAGCCACTGCGTTGTGCGGAGATGATCCAATAAAGCAAGAAATGATTTCTTTTATTCACGATGATTTTGTAAAAATGTGTGCTCGCTCAGAAGGTATTCGTATAATGACTGAGGGTGCTTATAGTGAAAACCGAGAATTTATTATGGTGGAAATGAAAGAAGTAACTAAGCTAAACATGATACTGACACAGCAAATAAGAGATAAGCTCAGTTCCTTGAAATAGTTTTATGCACTCCACAATAAGAGACATAAACTTCAATTATGAAAAAATTATTATTGGCTCTAATATTGATGCCCTTCTCTATTCTTTTTTAAACAATGTTCCTTTTGTTTATGTAAGCATCGATCCTCCTCACCGCTTTGATCATTTTAGTCCCGAGCAAGATTTATCATTCTTTGGGTTAGAAAACAAATCACACATTCTGGTGAGCCCAACTTCAACTAAAGTTGTTGGGAGCAACAAAGATATATTGTGGGAAAAACTATATTTTTATCTAACTCTAGCTGGGCTAAATCCCGTGGCGGACAAAGCTTCATCAATCAAGATAGGAGATAAAGAACTTAAAGTCTTCACTCACAAAGCTCGCATGGCAAAAATAAACTTTGAGGAGTTAATTATCTTTACCGATGAAGGAGTTTCTGGTTTGCCAACACCCACACAACTTCCACAAAAGAAATATAAAGTTTATGATTGGTTTGATGTGCGAAGCGGAATGAAACACAAACACGATTATATACAAGATAACACAGAATTCGTTAGTGAAATACTTTTCTATCCCACCGATAGAGTTGACGGCAACCAAGTTTTTAAAGACGCTGTATCTATTTCTTATCTTACAGAAAAACAACTCAACTCTTTTGATTATTCCGATATCAATGCTCGATTCAAGACCCTCAAGATGATGAAGGGTGCTGGAATTCGCGGGGCAAGGAATGGCCGTGACATGCTAAACAAAAGTCGTTATAAATATTATGCGGTAAGGATAGAAAATTCCATTCGAGAGATCCATTCCCTTGGTAAAACACTTTACGACTCAACAGATACATTAAAGTTTAATGTTGATTCGTTTGATGATATAATAAATAAAAATCCATTAGTAGAATCTTATGCCGCAAGAATATTCCAGTGAAGAAAACATCGTTAACGTTAATTCGTTTCATCTTGCTGGTATTGTTCCTGTGTCCGGGCAGCGGTTGGATTATAATTTACCTTGGCACGATTGCCTTCAGCCCATAGCACAAAACTTTTTAGCAGTCGAACGAGCCGTGTTGGAGTGTGCCACCGCAGGATGCGAAACAATTTGGATTGTCTGCGACTCTAAAATGCAACCATTAATAAAGCACAGACTAGGAGAGATGGTTGAAGATCCTGCTTGGATTGGGCGAAAGTTTGATACCTTCCCCAGTGAAAGTAAAAAAGCAATTCCTATTTATTATGTCGAGATACACCCCAAAGATCAGAGGAAAAAAGAATCATTGGTGTGGAGTATTATCTACGGCGCAAAAGTGGCTCACAAAACTTGCTATCAATTATCTAAATGGGTAACACCAGATAAATATTATGTAGCGTTTTCTTATGGAGTGTTCCCATCACAACACATACGCAAATGGAGAGAAACAATATCCAGACCAGGAAACTTTTTACTAACCACACCAGAAGGTAATTCAGTGATCGATAATGAATACATCGGTTTTGCATTTGATGCAAGTGAGGTGACAAGATTTTCACAATTGTTTTGGAAAAAAGCCACAGGAGAATTTGATCCAAACTCTCCACTGAGAGATGGAAAATATCCCATCAACAAACTACCGTTCTCCGAAAGACACTCAGGAAGATATTTTGATCTCAAAGATATTTTTGAAGCCATTGATACTCAAAAGCCAACTACTTGGATTGAGATGGAATGGTATTATGACATAAGTACATGGGAAGGTTATTGCAAGTATATTGGCTCAGAACATCAAAAGTTAATGAATCGCCCCAAGTCAGATATGTTAAGATATAGAACTTGGAAGAAAATTGGTATAGATGATGAAGAAAACACTTGACAACCACTTAGAATTCAGATAACATACACAGTATGAAATCAGAGATTCCCTTTGTAGGTCTTCACGCTCACTCCACAGCCGGTTCGCCTTTCGACGCCATCGGCTATCCACAGCAACATATGGACTTTGCCTATGAAAATGGTATGGATGCGCTAGCTCTCACTGACCACGGCAATTGTAATGGACTAGCCTATCAAGTTCTTCACGCCAAGTCAATGGAAAAAGAGGGCAAGAATTTTAAGCCCATTTACGGGTGCGAGTCTTATTTCATCCCTTCCATTAAAGAATGGAAAGTTCTTAATGAAGAAACAAAAGCGGATAAGAAAAGAAAAAAAGAAAAAGCCAATATCGGATTCGCTGTAGAAAATGAAGTATCTTCTAAAAAAGTTAAAAATGCTATCAATCTACGTTCCCACTTGGTTCTTCTCGCCCAAAACCAAACGGGATTAAATAATATATTCAAGTTAGTTTCCCAATCTTATAAGCCAGGAAACTTTTATCGCTATCCGCGTATTGATTTAGAAATGCTCCGTGACTTCGGCGAAGGCGTGATCGCATCTAGCGCGTGTTTGGGTGGCATTTATGCTACAGATTATTGGAAAAATAAAGACGAAGGTGATGAAAAGGTATTGGAGGCTATGCGTCTTACAACCGAGAATATGTTGGGAGTTTTGGGGGATAGATGGCATGGTGAACTACAATGGTGGAATAGCCCACACCAGCATAACCTCAATCAATTCGTAATTCAGATTTCTAAAGAATATAACTTGCCCCTAATCTCTACTTGCGACAGTCACTTTTATAACCCAGAAGTGTGGAAAGATCGTGAACTCTATAAGAGACTCCACCCAGGCTTGGCAGCGTTCCATGGCGATATGCCAGAATCATTAGAGCAGGTTCCTCACGAACTGTATCCTAAAAACGGAGATCAAATGTGGGAATCCTATAAAAAGTATTCTTCACAGTCGGGTGAAAAATATGATGATGATCTGATTATGGAATCTATTGAGCGCACTTATGATATAGCTCACAACAGAATTGAAAAGTTTTATCCAGACAATACAGTCAGACTCCCTTCTTTTGTTATCCCTGATGGAATGGATGAGGATACTGCCCTAAGTGTGGCGGCTTCCAATGGACTCCAGTCGCAAACCAAACACAGTCAAGAATATCTTGATCGCCTCAAGCACGAACTAGAGGTCATCAAAGATCGTGGCTTTAGCAGATATTTTTTAACAATGAAAGCGATTGCCGACAAAGCTACATCAACACAGTTAACGGGACCATCGCGAGGTTCAGCCGGTGGATCATTAGTTGCGTATGCTTTAGGCATAACGCAAGTAGATCCCATTAAGTATGGGCTACTTTTTTCTAGGTTCTTGAGAGCAGACGCAACAGATTATCCAGACATTGATTATGATGTGTCAGATCCGTTTGTGTTGAAGGAAATGTTAGTCAAGGAATGGGGTGAAGATAATGTAGTTCCGATCTCTAACTGGAACACGCTACAACTACGGTCACTTATAAAAGACATTTCCAAACTTTATAAAGTTCCCTTTCAGGAAGTCAATAAGGTTACAAGCAAAATGGTTGGCGAGTCAATAGGACCAGCCAAAAGAGATCATGGTATAAAAACTGGTGTCTACGCTCCAACTTTTGATGAAGTGATGAAGTATAGCACGACGCTGCAACAATTCCTTAGAGATTATCCAGAAGTAGAAACTCATGTTCGTACTTTGGTTGGACAGGTTAGATCGTGCTCCCGTCATGCGGGAGGTCTTGTGGTCGGAGAGAACCTAAATCAATATATGCCATTGATCTATAGCGGTGGAGTAAGACAAACACCGTGGACCGAGGGACAAAACGTCAGGCATCTTGAGCCCATGGGTTTTATCAAGTTTGACATCCTTGGCTTGAGCACTCTTAGGATGATTGAGGATGCTATTGGAAAAGTCCTAGAGAGGCACAAAGGAGTTTCGAGTCCTAATTTCAGCGACATAAAAAACTTCTATGACGAAAACCTTCATCCTGATAAACTAGATTTTGACAATCAGGATATTTATAAAAACATCTTCCATAAAGGTAAGTGGGCAGGAGTCTTTCAATTCACAGAACCAGGAGCGCAGGGCTTTTGTAAAAAAGCCAAGCCAACAAGTCTGGTTGATATCGCAGCAATCACCTCCATCTTTAGACCAGGACCATTAGGCGCAAAGGTCGATAGAGATTATGTAGAAGCAAAAGAAAATCCACAATACATAAAATATCTTCACCCAATCATACAAGAAGTGACAGAAGAAACTTATGGGTTTTTGATTTTCCAAGAGCAGATTGCTTTGCTTGCCCACCGATTGGGAAAAGACATTTCCTTGGACGAGGGTAATCTTTTACGCAAACTATTGACAAAGAAAGGAACAGGAAAGGGTGCAGAGGAAAAGACTAAAATTCATACTAAGTTTGTGGCAGGGTGTTTAGAAAAGGAAATTAGTAAAAAACAAGCAGAAGATCTCTGGAACACTTTTGAGTATTTTAGTGGTTACGGCTTTAATAAGTCCCATGCTGTGGGTTATAGTATATTATCTTACCAGTGTGCTTGGCTTTTAAATTATTATCCATCGGAATGGTGTGCGGCGTTTTTGAATAAAGAGCCAGAGTCCAAAAAAGAGCGAGCCATCAATGTAGTAAAGAATTTGGGATACGATATCCAAGAAGTCGAAATAAACACTTCAGGAAGATCGTGGGATATTTCCACAGATGGTCAACTGGTCCAGCCCCTTACCTCCATCAAAGGCCTTGGCGAGAAGGCTATGGATCAAATTTTACAGAACCGACCCTTTAAGAACGTAGAGGATTTTCTATTCAATGAGAATGTAAGTTATTCTAAATTAAATAAAAAAGCTTTGGATGTGCTGGTGAGGTCCGGTGCTTGCGACTCTATTGCAGATGCTCGTTTTAAACACTGTAAGCATTTATGGCTTTCAACTGTGAGTGATCGACCGAAGAACAAAAAGAGACTTGAGGATAATATAGCCAAGTATTGTGGTGAGGCAGATTTTACAGAAGAAGAACGAATTGAGAATATTGTTTCTCTTACGGGGATCTTTCCATTTGAGTTGGTCATGGATAAAAAAGTCCGTGAACGTATCGAGCACAACTGCGTTCCTCCCATCGCACAATTTGATAAAGACCTGGGGCTGTGTTGGCTTATTCCAAGAAGCGTAACCGTCAGGCAAACAAAGAATGGTCGCGACTTTTGGATTATAAATGTGATTGACGATACGTGCCAAAGCACCGACATTAAGTGCTGGAATGTAAGAACTGAAGATAAGGTTCATCTGAACCGACCATATATAGCAAAACTAGATTATGATGAGCAGTGGGGTTTTTCGACTCGTTCTATTAAACATAATTTTATATTAGTGGGGTAAAAAAATGAGTACACAAGATGAAAATACATTAGAAGTATATAAGCTAATTATTGGAGCCGACGAAGCCGAAGCGGAAGCCTCAGAAAGTATTTCAGAATATTTGCTTGAGCGCGGAGTATTTCACGCGAATAAGTTGGGCCGCCAGCACAAAAAGGTTAAAGAATTCGACATAGTAAAAGATCCACTTTCAGGAGGGTGGATTTTAATTTTCATGTGCGAGAGGTGTTATTTTTAATGAAGAGTGAATACGAGGTATTGATTGACGATTTGAATATTCCAGAAGACAATACAATCAAAATGAGTCATGTTTTGAAAAGAACAATCCGGCGCACCATCAATAAGCGATTGATCAGTAATTTGGCGGAGACTCTCAAAGAAGAGGGTGTTGAAATTGATGTTCCCCCTGAGTGGGTAGAGGTTTTACAGGATGACTCGACCCTACTTGGTGACTATGAGAAAATAGGATGGAAAATTATGTGGTATAACAGACATTCACTAGGACCAGGACGCGGAGAAATCGTTCGCTCTTGGTTGAGATTTAGAAGCGAGGCAAACGCCTCAAAGGAAAGATAAATGATTATTGAATATACAAGGTTGAGAAAGGACGTTCACCCACCAGAAAGAGCAAACCCAAGTGATGCGGGTTTGGATTTATATTTTAATCCTGAGCCCCAAGGATTGTTATCAAGTCCGAACCAGGACAGTGTGACGATTGAGCCAGGTAAATGTGCAGTCTTGCCCACGGGCTATAGGTTCGGCGTACCTCATGGCTATATGCTTGAAATTAAAAACCGTTCAGGAATTGCAGCAAAGCGTTCGTTGATCGTGGGAGCATGTGTTGTTGATTCGGGATACGATGGTGAAGTGTTTGTAAACCTACACAATATTGGAACCGAGACACAAGTCATTGAGCCACAAACCAAGATTGCTCAAGCAGTAATGACCCCTGTGATTCATTTCCGTGCGCTCGAAACTGCAAGTGGAGATCTTTACGATTGGTATCCGATTACCATTTCTGATCGTGGTGATGGTGCATTGGGCTCTACGGATAAGAAAGAAGAAAAAAGTGTCTAGTCTAAAGAAGAAACTAAAACGGAAACAAGAGAAAGAAGCCAAGAAAGATCTCCAAGAAAAGGTCGGGCTCTTTAATAAGTTGGGCGAAGAATGTTTAGTTTGTCAAAAGGACTTTGATAAAAAGAATAAAGAAATGGTAACGAGTTGGAGTGTGGTTGTTAAAGAGGATACAGTTCGACTTTACTGCCCCGAATGTTGGGACCGTGCAAATAATTTAATAAAGGAAATAAAAGATGGATATAAGAACACAGAAAACGATGTTTAGTTCACAAAGTAGCGAGTGGGGAACACCACTAGATTTCTTTACTAAACTAAATAAAAAATTTAAGTTTACACTAGACCCTTGCTGCACTGCGACGACTGCCAAGTGTGAGAAGTATTATACCACGGAAGATGACGGTTTATCTAAGAGTTGGGAAGATGAAATTGTTTTTGTAAATCCTCCTTATGGTGAAATAAGTAAGTGGGTTCAAAAATCTTATGAAGAATCTACCTATAACAATGCTACAGTTGTGCTGCTGATTCCATCGCGCACAGACACTCGGTATTGGCACGATTATGTTATGAAGGCTAATGCTATTTTCTTTATCAAAGGAAGGCTAAAATTTGAGAATGGAAACAATAAACAAAATTCCGCCCCATTCCCTTCTGCGCTGGTCGTGTTCGATATGGGAAAATTCCGCTGGATCACAGCCCCTACCATCAAAACAATGGAAAGACAATGATCGAGAAGACCAAAAAGATAATCTTTACAATTCCAGCAAACGATAAAGCTAAGTTTAAGGTTCAACTTCAGTATGATAGCCTTACCCAAGCCAAATTTTTGCGTGGAATGATAGAAGGTTATATTAATAGAGATGAAGACTTCATGAACTTTATAGCAAAAATGAAAGGAGATACCAAAGCTCAAAGTAAAGCACAATTAAAGAAGGTAGAAAAAAATTTAGTAGAGATGAAGCAAACTAAAGGTGCCTTCGCCCTAGAAGATGACGAAGTAGAAAACATTTTTGATATGTTGGAACAGGAGCACCCGGACTTATGATGTGCTTTACTAAATGCCAAAAGGAAAAAAAGTGTTGCGAAGTTCAAGAATGTCGATTGTGGATGGACTACCCACAGGATCTTAACTGCGTAGAAATAACGGTTCAGAAAGAGGATCACTTGACCCTAAAGAAAATTGGAGAGAGGCTAAAGCTGACGCCATCCCGCATCAAACAGATTGAAAATAAAGCGTTGGTAAAAGTGTCAAAAACATTTGAAAGGCTAAAGATACTATAATATGGTTTTTTGTCTCATTGGACACTATTTATTGTATAAACCGATTAAGTTTTAAGGAGACAATCGCACAATGGCAAAAAATAAGAAATCAAAATCTCTACTGAATGAGGCAACTATCCGCAGGATGATGAAGCTTGCTGACATTCCAGAGTTGAGTGACGGCTTTGTTAATGAAGTATGGGGCAGTGACGAACACGAATACAAACGTGAAGACGAAGCTGGTGTTGAAACTAAAGCTGGCGATGTCGGCGGACACTATAAAGATTATGAAGATGATACTGGTGAGAAAGAAGGTGATGACTCCTCGACCCATCCCGGCCGCAAAGACTATATGAAAGAGGAAGATGCTGAAGACGAACTTGAAGCAACCGAAGACGAACTCGGTGCAGAAGATGAAGTAGCCGACGAAGAAGGCGCAGAACTTGATGCGGAAGCATCAGGAGGAGGCGATGCCGAAATTACTCCTGAAGCTGCACAAGCAATTGTCGATCTCGCAGCACAACTAGAAGCAAGCGGCGTACTCGAAGGTGGTGAAGAAGAGGTGGAAGCCGAAGTGGAAATGAGTGATGTTGATGGCGAAGAAGAAGCTGAAGTCGAGGACGAAGAAGAGTTCGAAGGACTGGAAGAAGCACTCGCAAAACTTGGCATTGAGGTCATTGATGATAAGAAACTCAACGAAGCAGTCCGCAAACGAGTCATCGAACGACTTCGTAAAGAAAAACGAGCCCAAATGCAAGAGGCGAAAGTCAATAAAATTGCCGACCGCATTTTTGCCAGATTGCAAAAGAAATAGAGTTCGCAATCTAAACCTGGCTTATGCCTGAAAAAATAGCCATATTTTCCGCAGGCTTTCACATTGGGATATTTTTATCTCTCACAATAATTTTACTTTTACTGAGTGATTGTGTATAATAATAACTAATGGAAGACGCAAACTTTGTCTTGTTAGTTATTGGTTTTTTTATTGGTTACGTTATCAAATCATTTTTGACTTTCCGTTCTGGTTGGTCCGCAACCGCACACCTTGTTCAAAAGGTTGGCGATCAATGCCTCAAACTTATGGGCACCATCGTCTATAAAGTTTCTTTTATGGATCAGCTATATCAGCGATCAATTGCCTTGACATTAGATTCAGAACTTGCTAAACTTAAACGTAATGAGTTAGACAACGAGTTTGATGATTGGAAAAAAGAAACAATACAACTTTTTAAGGAACACTATCCAGAAGACTACAAGTGGCAACTTGAAGTTTTTGATTGGAAAAGTGCCATGAGAGTTTTGACTGATATTTATCAAGAAGACAGATACAAGGAAGCGGATAATGACGACCAATGAAGAAGCCACTGATGAAGATGGTGAAAACGATAACAACGACGAACCACAAGTATTAATGTTTCCCGATTTGGGTGGAGAATCTTATTTAAGATCGTTTGCCATCTATGGAGAGATTAACGAAGAACAAGGGAGGGAGGCAATACAAGCCCTTCAAATTCTGCATGATAAAATCTGTGCCGAGCAATCCAAAAGTGAAAATCCCGATGAACCTTGTGATCCTATTGAGCTTCTTGTTTCAACAGAAGGTGGCCACGTTCAGGACATGTTCGCTATCTATGATTGTATGCGATTGGTCAGAAGAGATTGCGACATAGAAACATTTGGTGTGGGAAAGATTATGTCTGCTGGTATTTTACTTTTAGCCGGTGGGACTCCTGGCAAACGCAAAGTGGGCAAGCATTGTCGTCTGATGATGCACTCGGTACAAGGTGGTCACTTTGGTTCTATCAAGGAACTAGAAACAGATATTCGCGAGGTACGATGGTATCAGCAACAACTAACAAGCGCACTCCTTGAGGAAACAAATCTAAGCCTCAAGGAACTTAAAGCAATATTCAGAAAAAAGACAGATACATATTTTAGTGCCGAGCAAGCTGTAAAGTGGGGTATAGCTGATGAAGTGGTATGAGCCAGTTTGTTCTCTCTTTAAGTATGGAGTAGTTGATTTAGATTCAGTCTACCGACGCAAGGCGACAGAGATAGAATTCCACGAGACGCCTAAAGTTAAAAAACTAACCGGCATTATTGCAAATGGTCAGTTGTGGCATATTGAATGGGATAAAGTAAAGAATTTCCGCGTAGAAGATGGAATGGCACTCCCGAGCAATTGCTATAGAACAGCACCAGAAAAGCGCAAGCCAACAATGTTTGTGGCTCATTGGGATGTGTGTCTATCCTCTGCGTCCTGCTTCAAGATCTTGTCGAAACGAAAACTATCAGTTCATTTTTTGATTGATAATGATGGAACCATTTATCAAATAATGGATACCAACGATATTGCATTTCACGCAGGAAGTCGTAAGGTTAATAATACCAGCATTGGTGTTGAGATCTCTAATGCTTATTATCTTAAATATCGTGAATCTTATATCAAGCGAGGCTTTGGGATGCGCCCATTAGTAAAGGATGCGAAGGTTCATGGAAAGACGCTTGAACCACACTTAGGATTCTATCCAATTCAGATTGAAGCCTTCAAAGCTTTGGCAAAAACACTCAATAAAATTTATGATATTCCTCTTGTTGCCCCGATGGAGAATAATCAATTAGTAGAAACTATTTATAGTGACGCAAAGAACGCAAAGTTTAAAGGTGTGGTGAGTCACTATCATATTACCAAACGAAAGATTGATTGCGCGGGACTAAAATTGGATGAGGTAGTTGACTAACAAAATGCTAAGAAATATAATAGAGGAAGAAACGAGACTTGTGGAGCAACAAGACGAGTTGTTTGTGTGTGTAACGTCAGGCGATTGTTATCGTAAGATAAAGAAATACTTTAAAGATCGAGAGGAACAGGACATTCTTGCAAAAGATTTTGATAAAGCAGTCACCGTCAAAATAAAAGCAGGCAACATTGGCGAAGAAGCTTTTACCGCAGCTTGGAATCAATTAGTTGATGCTGGTGATATGTGGCATACCGGCACAGGAAATAAAAAAGCGTATTCTTATACGCCCGTTGAATTAGAAAATGCGTTGAAAATAATTTCAAAAGATTATGCGTATGATGTGAGTGGAAATAACATTATTACTCGCCATGAAAGCGATGAAGAACGAAGCAACGCTTTAGACGACTTGACTAAAAAATTAGCAAATCTTGGTTATGTTCATTCTCCTAGAGGTGGGACGCATGGACGTTTGGAATTGACTTCTGATGGTCGAAGCGGTGTGTTTATTTATTTCAAATGGGCTAAGGGTGCTGAAAAGGGCGGTGCAAAAGCAGCCGCAGCCGGGATGGGAAAAGAAACAGAATTGGCAGATAAAATAATTGGTGCTCTTGGCGGAGATCCAGCCGAGTTGTCGCAGTTTATTAAAACTGCCGGTGCCGGTCATGGTTCGGATTTGCAAATTAATCTACCAGGAGAAGAACCTTTAAATGTGGAAGTTAAAACTTCTATCGGCGCAGATTTCGGACAGTTTAAGTTTGGCTTTGACCTGAAGAAAAAGAAATGGGTTCCCATTAAAACTAAAGAATGGTATAAAGGTAAAGATGAAAAGACCGGAGAATTAATTCCAGCAAAAGATAAACAAGAGTTGTTTATGAATATTTGGAAAAACCAAGTGTTGCCTAAGTTGCCCAAAGATCCGTTCAAAGGTATAGATATTCCTAATAGCCCCCTGAATGTTAAAGATGGAATGGTAAGGGGAATAAAAACTTCAACAACTACGTCAGCGATGAAAGGTAAGCTAGCAAAAGATTGGTTTGGAGGAAAAGAATCCGTTTATGCAGATTATAAGATTGATGACCTTGCGAAATATTATGCTGACAAAGGCGATGGATATATTCAGATTAGTCGAGATGGATTATACGGATTAACCGATGCTCGTAAAAAAGCTTTGGGTCTTAATTATACTTTTTTGGAAGCTATGAAAAAAGGAACAGTCCAGGCAAAAGTCCGAGTTCGTATTAAGGCTCACGGCGGCGCAAATGAAGTTCATAGTTTTACGGCAGCACTCAAGGTTGGCGGCAAGATTGCGAAATCAAACATTGATCTTGATACTCCCGAAGGAATAGAAAAATTAGTTACGATTCTACAAACTCAAAAAGAACACTTGACAATAACCCACGGTTCCTATAATATGCTCATTGAGATGGTAGAAAATCTCATGAGCGAAGAATGAAGCAAGAAGTCTACGACAGATTTAAAGATTACAAAAAGAATCATTGTTGGCAATACGAGATCCGGCAACAAAACTTAATAAAAGATCTAAAGAGAGTCTGCCTCACCACAGAACAACACAAAGTTTTACGCATTAATGATTTTGAATTTTCTTATGTGGATAAAACAGATAAAGATCAATGCGGCGAGATTAAACAATTTATTGAACGACACGAGTGGCTTGGCAAGTTACCGGCTAGACC